GATTTCAGAAAAATATCAAAAAAATCCACAAGGACTTACGAGCCTCATTAATCGTTTCCTTGACAACCAGACTGAGATAATTCTCAAGCATGGAGGTACAATCGATAAGTATATGGGAGATTGCATCATGGCTTTCTGGGGAGCTCCGCTTCCTGACGAGAATCATATAGAGAATGCAACAAAAGCGGCTATTGAAATGAGAATAGCTTTGGAGAAATTAAATGAAACACTTAAAGATGAAGGCCTTGACCAAATTAATACAGGTGCTGGCATCAATTCAGGTCCTTGCGTGGTTGGCAACTTTGGCTCTACTACTCGTTTCGATTACAGCGTCCTTGGCGATGCGGTTAATCTGGCTGCAAGGTTAGAGTCAAGTTGCAAAGATTATGATGCAGATTTAATAATATCTGAACACAGTTTAGTAGATGGTTATGAGTACGAGTTTCTTGACGAGGTAACTGTAAAAGGCAAGTCGGAGCCAGTAAAAATCTATACCATACGAAAATAATACTTGACATCTTGTTGATATTTTGATATAATTTTCATAAGTGTGGAAATATCCACAAGATGTAAAGGGGACTAACATGGAAATCGAGCAGGTAGCTGCAAATCTTGAAAAGCATGAAGCTATCTGTGCTGAAAGATGGAAGACAATATTTAACAAAATAGAGTCTATGGAAAAAGGAGCTTCGGACAGATTCAATGGAATCGAAGGACAAGTTTCTAGAATAGAATCTATACTATTAGGATGTGCAGGTTTTTTACTTGTATCCTTAATCGGCATTGTAACAACCATGATAACAATGCACTAGGAGAAAACAATGGAAATGGAATATAGCAAAAAAGATATATCTAAGTCACCAAAGGCTAAAGCAGAAAAGGCTTTACCAGAGGGATGGCAGTTATATCTCAAAAGAGGTGTATGGTGTGTAAGAGACGACCAACACGTCTTATCACAACATAAATCAGAACAAGAAGCATGGAAGTTTATTAATGGCTAATCAGATAGAAGAAAAATTAAAAGAAGCAGTAGAAAAATCAGAAGAAGAACATGGAGAAACTCCACAATCTGCTAGACTCAAAAAGCTAATTGCTAGAAAAAAGAATCTACAACGTAGAAAACACAACACAAACAGACGCAGATAAACATGAAGCGAAAAAAGTCGCCTGAAGAACGACTAGAGATTTGTAAGAAGTGTCCAAAATACAGTAAGTTTTGGAAAACTTGTACAATATGTAAATGTTTTATGCCCCTCAAAACTAAATTAAGATGGGCTGAGTGTCCAGACGAGCCACCTCGTTGGACTTAGGAGAAAGCAATGCCATATGGAAAAGGAACTTATGGTTCCAGGGTCGGACGGCCCAAAAAGAAAAAGAAAAGAGGCAAGAAGAAGAAAAAGTAACCAAAGTTTAACCTGAGGAGGTGATTAATTTTTAGGAGCGGGTGACCTTATACTAAGCAAACTTGCATGATATTATATCATGACACGGAAAAATATCGAGGGGTCCCAGCTCCGCCCTAATAGGAAACATTATGTTTAAAAGAATTTGGAATATATTAAAGGGGGTAAACCCCAATGACTTAAATGGAGACGGTAAAGTCGACATTAAAGATAAGATGATTGAAGCAGAAAGAAAAACTGCAAAAGAAATCACACAATTTAAGCCGAGTAGTAACCACAACGGCGATGGAGTTGACCTTAGCGAAGGCTCCTATAAAAACTAGTGGTTAAGCAGTCTAGCTCGTAAGAGCGGAAAGGACTGAGGAGAGAAGTATGATAGATTTTTTCTTATTAATAGGAAAATTAATATCAGTTGTCCCCGTAATTGTAACAATCTGCTCTTTTGTAGCAGCGATTACTCCAACACCAATTGATGATGGATTAATGAAAAAGGTTTACATGATTATGGACTGGTGCGCATTAAACGTGTGGAAAGCCAAGGACAAGTAGGTTAATACCCAGTTAGAGTTCTCTTCTTCAGTCAATGAGTGGGGGACTCTACACTTTAATTATGGCAGCACGTAGAAAAAAATCAAGAAGGAAGGTAGCAAGAAAATCACGTAACGTACCTACTAATAAAAAACTCTATGCAAGAGTAAAAGCAGCAACAAAAAGAAAGTTCGCAGTATATCCTAGCGCATATGCAAATGCATGGTTAGTTAGAGAATACAAGAAAAGAGGCGGGAGGTACAGACGTGGCTAGTACCGGACTTAAAAAATGGTTTAAAGAAAAATGGGTAGATATTGGAAGACCAAAAAAGAAAGGCAGATATCAACCTTGTGGAAGAGGGAAAGCTAAGACAGGAAGAAAAGGCTATCCTAAATGTGTTCCTTTAGCTCGTGCTAGAACTATGAGTAAAGCTCAAAAACGTTCAGCAGTAAGGAGAAAAAGAAAAGTAGCACAGGGCGTTGGAGGAAAACCTACTAACGTTCGTACTTATGCAAAGAGAGGCAAAAAACGAAAAACTACACGAAGAAAAAGAAGATAATCTCCATTAAGCAGCTAGACCACAAACTAGAGCTAGCTTATACACTTATGGGGGTAGAGAAAGCAGTAGCATCGTTAATAATAGACTCAAGACAGAAGTTAACAAATTTAAAGAAACTGAAAGATTATGCATCAATGAACAAATGCGTCTTTCGAGACGAGCAATTAAAAAAGCTTGTAGGAGAATAAAATGGCTAGAGGCGGTTTTTTAAGCGGACCTACTGGTGTTCACAGCACACAGAAAATCCGTAAACACAAACTCAAAAGAGGAGTTACTAGAGACATGAATGCAGCAGCAGGAGCTACTGTAAATAGCAGAAAAGCAGGAAGTATGGAAGCAATGAGATACGCATCTGCACCAAAAGCTATCGGTCCTAGATTCGGTAAAACAAAGAATCCTAAAAAAGCTAGATTCAGCAAAAAAGGACATAGCAGAATATTACGTAGGAGGTAGAAATGCCTACGCGTAAGAAAGGACGTAAAAGAGACCCTAGACTAAAAAGAGCAGGAGTCTCAGGTTTCAACAAACCAAAAAGAACACCAGGTCACAGAACTAAATCACATATAGTTGTGGCAAAGGTGGGCGGTAAAATCAAAACAATAAGATTTGGACAGAAAGGAGCTAAGACTGCGGGCAAACCTAAAGCAGGAGAGTCACGTAGAATGAAGATGAAGCGTAAAAGTTTCAAAGCTAGACATAGAAGAAACATTGCTAAAGGCAAAATGTCAGCTGCTTACTGGGCAAATAAGGTAAAATGGTAAAAAGTGAACTATGACATTAGTCAATTCCGTAAAAAAGGTTATTTAATTGTAAAAAACTTTCTAAGTAAAGAGGAACATGAAGAGCTCAACCTCACATGTAACACTTTGACTAGATATGCAAAGACTATTTCGGCGCATACACAAGAAAATTGGCTAATGAACACTCCGTATAACCCTATGATGTTACAAGGAGCGATGAAATATAATGAAACTTTTAAAAAATTAGGTAGAAATCCTAAATTATTAAAGGTAGCAAGAACATTACTACGAACAAATCACTTAAGTACTTATATATCTAAGTTTTTTCCAATGATTCCACGAGAAGGAAAGTCAGTAAGCTGGCACCAAGACAATTACTATATTGAAGCACATCCAGATAAACTAATAAGTTGTGATGTTTTTGTAAATGGAGCAACAAAAGAAAGTGGATGTTTACGAATAGTAAAAGAATCTCATAAACAAGGCGTACTTAATCATGATAGGCAATCGCATCAAGAATGGATTAAGTGGATAGACCTTAAAACCAATGAAGAAGTAATAGATTTAGAACTAGATGAGCCTTTTGCAGTATTTTTTCATCCCAATCTAATACATGGGTGCTATGAGAATAAAAGTCGAGACTATAGATATAGTGTTGCATGGGAGTATATGAAGTGGCCATATATTCCAACAAAACATAATGACCACATCTCAAACGATTTACTACAAGTATAGGAGAATAAATGAAAGCAGACGGCAGAAAATTATGGTTGGATGAAAGTTTAGTAAATGCAGGTAAATTCCTAGCACAAATGCTAAACGCAGAAAAGAAAAGAAACCTCACAAATGGAGAGGAGAATTTTAAAAACTTAGCCGCAGCTTATTGCTACTTATACGAAAAAGCTAAAGAGTCGGGAATACTAAGCGAAGAAGATAACGAATACATATTTGAAGACGAGACAATACATTGATTGAAATAAGCAGAACGGATGTGGTTTCAGACCACATTATGAAGTTCGATGATAGAAGATTTATAAAATTACCTATTGATGGATATATGAACTTGTTAGGAATTACACCTAATAGTTCTCAGCATGGAATTATAAATGCAATCAATAATCCAAAGTATCGTTTTGTTACTGCCGCAGTTTCAAGAAGGCAAGGTAAAACCTACATTGCCAATATCATAGGTCAATTAACTACTTTAGTTCCAGGAGCTAATGTATTATTGATGTCACCCAACTATTCACTTTCTCAAATTTCATTTGATTTACAAAGGCAATTAATTAAGCACTTTGATTTAGAGGTATTAAGAGACAATGCAAAAGATAAAGTTATTGAACTTTCAAACCATAGTACGATTCGTATGGGTTCCGTTAACCAAGTTGACTCGGTCGTGGGTAGGTCTTATGACCTCATCATATTCGACGAGGCCGCTCTCGTTGACGGGCGGGATGCTTTCAATGTTGCGCTCAGGCCCACACTAGATAAAGAAAACTCAAAAGCACTCTTTATATCTACTCCAAGGGGTAGAAATAATTGGTTTGCAGAGTTTTGGTACAGAGGATTCTCAGATGAGTTTCCAGAATGGGCAAGTATCAAGGCAACATATCACGAGAACCCTAGAATATCTGAGCAAGATATAATCGAAGCAAGGAAGACGATGTCAGAAGCTGAGTTTAATCAAGAGTATATGGCGGACTTCAATGTGTTTGAAGGTCAAGTATGGGCGTTCAATCATGAAAAGTGTTTATCAGATTTATCAGAAATAGATACCTCGAGAATGGATATCTTCGCAGGAATGGACGTTGGTTACAAAGACCCCACGGCTTTCTGTGTTTTCGGATATGATTGGGATTCAGAAACATACTACTTACTGGATGAATATCTTGATGCAGAACGAACTACAGAACAACATGCAATAGAGATTCAGAAACTAATTCAGAAGTGGGACATAGATTACATTTACATTGATTCTGCTGCTCAGCAAACAAGGTTCGATTTTGCACAAAATTATGATATCACTACTATCAATGCAAAGAAATCTGTTTTAGACGGTATAGGACACGTAGCTGGAGTAGTGGATAATGATAAATTAATAGTTCATCAAGCTTGTCGTGAATCTATATCAAGTTTAGACCAATATCAGTGGGACCCAAATCCTAACTTATTAAAAGAAAAACCCAAACACAATTATGCATCTCACATGGCAGACGCCATTCGATACGCGCTATACTCATTCGAGACAAGTGTCACTACATTCTAATCTACCCCTTGAAAAAATAGTTCTTGACATGAACTTAAAATTTTGCTAAAATTATCTTTATAACGAGTAGGTTTATGGATTTAAAAAGAGATTTAGTAAAGTATGTTCGTGACAAGGCCAAGTCTAAATATAATAAAGCAACGGAATGTCACATCTGCGGAAGTACGAAGAATCTAGACTTTCATCATTTTTACGGATTAACTGAATTATTAGAGCAGTGGATGAAAGTAAATAAGATAAAAATAGAATCTGAACAAGAAATATTAGACCTTAGAATAAAATTTATCGCAGAAAAAGAAGACGAAATATATAATCAAGCTGTTACATTATGTCATGAACATCATTTACGATTACATAGTATATACGGCAAACGACCCAAGTTGGTAACAGCAAAAAAGCAACAGAAATGGGTTGAAATACAGAGACAAAAATATGGCATGGTATGATAGATTTTTAGGAATAGATAGAGAGGAAAAAGATAATCCTGCTCAATATGTTATTGCTAGAAACGAGGGCATGACCATTGACAGTCGTGAGCATCAGATAAGTTATAGAAATGCTTACGAAACTATCGAAATAGTAAACAGAGCAGTCAACATGGTAGTTGACGATACTGCTGAAGTACCTTTCGATATTGGCGATAAGATTATAGGAACGTCTCCTATTGTAAAGAACATACGAAGAAGTAGAGTAGATTTATTACTAAATAGTGAACCAAATCCATTTCAAGACGTAAGTACATTTAAAAGAAATCTGATAATTGACTTACTAATTGATGGAAATATATTTGTCTACTTTGATGGTGCACATCTGTATCATCTTCCAGCAGAGCATGTAACCATATATAGTGATGACAAACAGTATGTTGAAAAATATACTTATGACAACTCTATTGATTATAAGCCATCAGAAATAATTCATATTAAAGAAAACAGTTTCCGTTCTATTTATAGAGGAGTACCTAGATTAAAACCTGCACTCAGAACTATGCAATTAATGGGTAGCATGAGAAGGTTTCAGGACAACTTCTTTAAAAATGGAGCAGTTCCAGGACTAGTTTTAAAGTCACCAAACACTCTTTCAGAGAAAATTAAAGAAAGAATGTTACAGGCTTGGGTTGCAAGATACAATCCTCAGTCAGGTGGTAGAAGACCGCTATTTTTAGATGGCGGATTAACAGTGGAAAACCTAACTGAAGTTAACTTCAAAGATTTAGACTTCCAAGAAGCAATAGCTTCTAACGAAAAAATAATTCTAAAAGCAATAGGAGTTCCACCAATATTAATGGATAGTGGTAATAATGCCAACTTAAGGCCTAACCACCGTCTATATTATTTAGAAACCATACTACCTATTATTAACAAAATAGCGTATGCTTTCGAGAGATATTTCGGTTTCAAACTTGATGAAAATGTATCAGGTATACCTGCTTTACAACCAGAGTTAAGAGACCAAGCAGGCTATTACGCCACACTTGTCAACACAGGTATAATGACACCGAATGAAGCAAGGGAGGCGTTAAGACTTGAGACTATTGAAGGGTTTGATACACCAAGAGTTCCTGCAAATATCGCAGGTTCAGCCACAAACCCAGAAGAAGGTGGCAGGCCGGAAGAAACTCCGCCAAGCGAGGAAGAATAATTATGACAAAAGACAAGATGATAAAGGCTTTATCCGATTTCATGGCCGAAAAAGGCGTTGAAGTAATGGATTTACCTGAATATAAATCTCATGGTAATGATGTACCTGTGAAAGACTTTATGCTTAGAAGAGCATTTGGTTCTTGGAATAGAGTATTATCTGCTATGAAGAAAAGACACCCTGTCCAAGTAGCAGCAGTAGAAAAGGTAGTTAAAAAACCAGCTCCTAAGAAAACTGTTAAGAAGGAGAAAAAGGATGTCAAGTAACAAAATTTATCATTGGACGAGTACTTTTAAATCACTAGGCGAAACCGAAGATGGTGGAATAAACATCAAAGGTTCTGCAAGTACAAATGCACTAGATAGAGCTGGAGATATAATCGAAAGCGAGGCATGGACAAAAGGCGGATTGGAAAACTTCAAAAGTAATCCAATCATTCTTTTTAACCACGACTACAACAAACCTATCGGTAGAGCAACTGGTTTAGAAGTCACAGATAAAGGTTTAGATATCACCGCAAAGATATCAAAAGCCGCAGGTGACATTACTCATTTAGTGAAAGATGGAGTCCTGGGAGCATTTTCAGTCGGATTCAGATGTAAAGATTCTGAATATCTAACTGAGAGTGATGGATTCAAAATTAAAGACGCGGAACTTTTTGAAGTTTCTGTAGTATCAGTACCTTGCAACCAAGGGGCAACCTTTGGACTAAGCAAGTCATTTGATAGTATGGATGAATACAGAAAGTACCAAAAAGAAATATTACAGGCTAACTCAACCGCAGCAGCAGATGCTGTTAAAATTGAGCAGCCAAGCGAGG